CATTTCCTCCTTTCTGACCTAATATTTTACCTAGTGCCATCAGGACTCCATCAGACACGCCTTTTGCAATGACTGTTTTTAATTCCTTACCAATCCGTTCAGCAATTTCATTGCTAACCAAAAATTCATCTTGGGTTTGTTGCCGTATATCATGTTCTGTCATTCCTAGAAACAGCGCTGGGTTAACAAAGGCCATGCGCTTGTCAACCACCTTGTCTAATAATGATTGATCAACATTGCCATGAGCGTCGGTAAACTTAGAGTTTAACTTGTTGTAACGACTCCATAAGAAACTGAAACGCTTTACCTAATACCGATTGGTCACCGTTACGGTCCGTGATTTCTGCTAAGAACTTCGTAGCTTCCTGCATGGCAATCATACCTAGTCCACTGCCATCTCCTGTAGCGTCCCAGAAGTTCATCTTCAGTACTTCATTCTTATCTGTACGGAAGACTTCACGATTAAGCTTGGTCATCGTGCCGTTCATATTAGATGCCCCAGATGGCCGCGTCGACATGAAAACAATCTGCAAAGCAGTACGATAACCTGGCCAAACCATATTGATATGCACGTCTTTACCGCTACGATTTTTCTTAGTAACGGTTTTCTTCTTAATGTCGTCTGGAACTTCTGCATTCAATGATTCATAATCCATATGTGGATTAACCAATACGTTGTGCATAATAAGGTCAAACAGTCGGCCTGCGTCTCCGGTATCTTCACCAACGTTTAGGGCATCAATTGCTTGTGAGGCAATATCAAATCCAGGATCTTGTAGCGTGATCTTACGTGTCTTCTTGTCACCCTTCGAATCGGTATATTCTACCGTTCGTTCAAATTGATTATCCATAAACGCTGCAATAGCTTGTTCATCTTTTTCTGACATATAAAAGTCTCTCCTTAATTAAAAAGAGGGCACCGTCTGGTGACCTCATAGTCTATTTGTGAGATTGCAATTTGAAAATGTGTTATAATATGGGCATAGAAAAGGCCGGTGATGATACACCGACCCCTGCAAGCCGCTTTAAAGACGGTGGCAAGTTAAACACGACAAATAAAATTCCGCCCGTAACTAGCCAAAGTTATTTAAGGGGCGGATTTTTTATTTGTCGCGTTTGTCGATGTACTTCTTGTTCAGTCATTTAACATGAAAGCAACGCGCTAATCTGCCCTTAACGGACGGTTAGTGCGCTTTTAGTTTGTAAACATTGAGTCGTCAACATCGGCACCGGTGTCTTGGTAGTAACCTGCCAGTACCGTCCAGGGCAGCGAGTATGCTTGCTCATTACCTTGGTTATTAGGCAGGCCGGCTAAACGGCAGCCTTCTGCAGTGATCTTTTCACCAGTAGAATCATTGACGATATTGAGACCAAACATTTGGTCAGCACTCAATAGTCCTGCTTGCATTTGATCATGTTGTAAATGATAGAGCTTAAACAGAATATCAGTTGTTGAAGTGCCAGGATAGGTATTCAACGTTAGGGTCCCCGTCTCGTCGTCAGTGTCGAAGAACATAACGTTTGAGTGAAAATCGCCTTGCATAGTTGTCTCTGCAGCCGTACGTTGTGAACTAAAAGCTTCACCGTTTTGGAAGCCACCTAATTCTTTTGACTGGCCTTTCCACAACAAATAAATGTGTAAGAACCGTGCGGAATATAAATTGACTTCTTTTCCGTTTGATAAAGTGATTGCCATAACTTATCCCTCCTTAAAGTGTCAAATCAATCTTGGCGTTGATCGTATCAATATCATCGGCAATCTGAACATTGAACCCGAATCCGTTGTACTTACGTGCGGCCACATCACTGCTAGACACATTAGAACGAAGCACACTAGTAATTTCAACAGCACTAGCCAATACGCCTTGCTGTTGCAGTTGCTGACCGCAAGCTTCAATAGTTTGTGCCATTTCTTTAATCGTGGCGTCGTTGAAAATTGGGAAGTTATGACGGTTAAGATATTTCTGCAGCGCCGTCTGGAACGTATCGATGACCAGTTGTGTATGAACAAATTGGTCGACGTAGTTGCCGGCCAAAGCTAGGCCGTTCAGCAACATGTAATCACCAGACTTGTTTACAACTACTGTCCCATTAGCTGCAGCAATCGTGTCGTAATCATCGGTTGATAAATCGGCGTCTGGTTCGAACTGTGTCTGATTACCAATGTGCTGAAAATCAACTGGTAAGTTAGCTGCAGCGTATGCGGCCGCTTGAGCAGCCACGAAACGATCACTAGCCGTTTCAACAATAGCTGCTGTATTCCCAAGTGAATTCTTTTTTGTTTGAATGCCCTTAACATGGGTGGACAACGTTTGGAGATCAGCAACCGACTTAGGTTGCGTAACGAGCATGATACGTTGGTTGTCATACAAAAAGTCTGATACGGCCTCAGTCTCTGCTTCAGTAGCCCCGTCAAGAACTAAATACTTGAATCCATCAAATAAGTGTTCAGCCAGGCCAACCACAATCCCAGGTGTGGTCGTTGCCGTGACAGTTGCACCAGTAGTTGTTCCCGTTGTTTGAACATTGGCTGGGGTCTTTGAGTCAACATTGGGATAGGTGACAACTTCCACTGGGCCCTTGAAGTTGTCAGCGTCAAACATTGCCTCCGCTTGGGAGTAAACGCCAGTTGTTTCATCAAAATCTGCTGACAGACTATATAAGTCTGTATAAATAGACGCCTTAGTTGTTGCGTCTGCCCCTTTAGTTGCAATACCAACGGCTGGCGTGCCACTTGGGTTCTTTAACGCATGAATAGCAACAACAAAGTGGACGTCTGTTGTTTGTTTAATTGCCAAAATTTATTCAGCTCCTTTTGTATTAATTTGCGGGTCAACACTCGCAATACTTCCCGTTTGTGTCTCATCAGTGAAGTTGTCTTGAACACCAAACGTGTAGTCAGCACCAGACATAAACTGCCAATCAACGTCAAGAAACGTGTCAGTTGATGGAATCATGTTGCAATCCTTGGCAACAATGTGTTGCTGAAATAGCTCATACGCTGGTTGTTGCAAGAAAAAAAGCTTCCGCAACTCGTGCCCGAGTGTTTTAGCTTCTCCTTCGTCATTTGAGACGGCTTTAAATTGAACGTGAATATCAAAAATTTCTTCATTCACGGTATTAAATAGCACTCGGTCGTAATCGTCATAAATTTTGTACGTAACATACGGATAATCAGGCGTAACGTGTTTAACGCTCTCTGGACGAACCGTAACTTGTGGCATATACGTTGTAATTTGCTTTACCAGTGCTGCTGAAACAGCATCATACAGGTTGAACTCACTCATCAGTGCCAACCTCCTTCAACTGGTAGTACACACGTCCAGCTGCAAAATCATCACCGTGATTAATGACCTCATAAGTCGCACCAGAAGCTCGTTGTACCTTTGTTCCTTTGGGGCAGCCAACTAGACCTGATAACCAATAAAGTGTGCCTACAGGCAATTGACCACCCAATTCTGGGGTATACGTCATGTTTGGATTAGTCGAATTAACAATCGGCTCATGCACCTTTTTTACCGTAGCTGGGGCCATGATTGGTCGGCCTAATTCATCAGAATCTCCGGTGTCATGACCTGGAATGGTGATTGTCAAGTCTTCAGCTAGCATGTCATTCATGAATCCAAAATTCCCAAAATTTTGAAAGCTCATCGCTAGTTGCCTGATGCGACTTCAGCGCCAGTATCGGTTGGCGTTACTTTAAGATCACTTGGTGTTGATTCGCCTGCAACCGTGAATCCAGATACTGGCACAAATTGTCCCAGGAACTTTTTAGTGTCTGGATTATAGAAAGCAGCAAAATATTTGCCGCTAGGAATTGTATCGCCAGGTGCGTACCCCGTAATCTTGACAACCTTTGGATCATTTTCTGGGAAGAAGGCAATGTCACTCGTTTGTTCTGTGTCACGAATTGGCGTGATATAAGCACCGTCTGTCCCCGTCTTTGCTGCAACAATAACTAATTCCATACTCATAAACTCAAATCCTTTCTTTAATCCACGTGATTGAGTCACGCAGTTCTCCACTATCAATTAATGGATCATTAAATCCTTTATTCTTGGCAGTTAATGGCGCATTACTTGGTGTGCTGAAGTCAGAAATGGTTTGCTTAATGTCTTTGACCATCGCTTCTCCCAATACTGAGTACACATCTTTCGGCTCAATTTCACCGACCATACACTTAAAAGCCAAGTCGGCTCCCAACTCTGTCCACCGACCGAGATGGTGATTAAACGAATAACGCAAGAATGGCCGTGGTGGAATCACAACACTCTTGCGCAGAATAAACATGATTTTAAAACCACTATTAGCATCCGGCATGGCTAAATAGGCTTGATCAGCAGTTTTTCCTAACATGAAGAAAAGGTTTTGAAAATCTGCTGGCCGTTTATCACCTGAGTTCGGTGTTGGCAACGCCAGCCACTGTCGATTGACTGGAACAATAGTCTTACCGTATTCCTGGACCAAAGCAATCATGTTCAAATGATTATTAAGCCACGGCACACCCACGGACAATCTAACTGACTGCAACTCCTGTAATCGTCTAATTACCTCTGCAGTATTATCAAAGTCTTCTGTCATTCTGTCCACACGGCTCCCATTGAGTCCGACACACCATAATCATCAACGATATCATCATACTCAGCACGGTAGTCGTCATATCCATTAAAGTTGACCATTGTCTGCGAGTTACCAAACGTACTTGCGGATTGAACGCCACCATAGTTCATGAACCAATCATTGTATAGCAGATGACGTGTCCAAGCTCTTGTGGCGTTGATTAACGCGTCCTCTGAAATTTGATCGTGACTAGCCTTAAGCGCCGCGTCATCTAACCGCTCTTTAATATGAGCATCGCTAAATCCTTGGAAGATATTAATATCACTCTTGATATTTTCCGGCATAAGTGCGTCTTCCATACCTAATCACCTTTTTCTACTTACCGCTACCTGATGAACTTGATCCACTACCTGTAGAACTTGATCCAGTGCTTGCTGCCTTCTTAGGCGCATTAATTGTTGGCACTACGTAATCTGTGCCAACCTTGAATCCATACTTAACCAATTGAATCTGTCGTGGATCATAAGACACAGCAAACAGTGGCTTAGTGCCGGCCTTCAAATCAGCTTGGTAGGTGTCAGGATTAGTTTGAGTCAGGTCAACGTTTGTTCCGGCAACGTGGCAAGTAACTACTCGTTTCTGAATGATGGCAACCATGCCGCCCTTTTGGAATTCATCACGTTGTACGACTAAACCATTGTTTGGCGTAGCCGTTGCATAATCAATGGCACCAGGCCCGAAGATTAATGCATAGGTAGTCCCATCATCAGCGACTGGAATGCTATCATCTTGAACGATACTCATGCCTTGGTACGTAGCAATTGGAGTTGCTGCACCAGCTGGTTGTAAGTATTCAATCAGCTGCTGCTCACGCATCTCTGAGTACGCAGCTGAATTAACTACTAAAGTTGACAGCATGTTATCCATAACGTCGCCCATACGTGCGAGTGCCTTAACAAAGTCTGCGGCAGATAGTTCCTTTTCAGCGCCAACACCGAAAGACTTTGCAGTTGCAATATCTGCGTTGTTGAAAGTTGATTTAACAGTATTCAGCAAAAGCTTTGTATCTTGGCGCGTCCACCAATTGCCAAAACGATTAGCAATCTGTTGCTGGGTGCTTGCACCAGAAATCAAATCGCCCCAGTCGGTATTACCAAATGATTTGCTTTGATACATCTTGATGCCGTGTTCCATCGCAGAGTCGACACCGTTCGTTTGAATGTCATTAGTGTCATTCCATTCGTCAGCGTCACCATTTAAATCATTCATTGCAGGAATCTCAACCGTTCGTCCCGGTTGAAGCAAACGTCCACCTAAAATGGGATCGTTCTTTAAAACACCAGACGCCACAAAACGATTAGTTTGCGTATTTTGTCGATAGACCCAATCAAGAAATACTGTTGGTTCAATTAAGTTACTAAAATTCGTAGGATTGCCGTTAATTACAGCCATTACCTACACCTCCTATTTAAGTTTGTTGTATAAATCTGGATTCTCACGATAAATTTGAGTTTGCTGATCCATGTTGAGCTTGGCAAAATCTTCGCGTGTTAGCGATCCAGGAACTGTTTGACCACCGTTTTGTGGCGTATGTGTGCCCTGTACACGTTGTTCTACGCTATCTTGAACAGCCTTGTTGAACAAGTCGATAAACTTGTCGATATTGTTCTTACGTACATCGTCATCTTTAGAAGTAACGAATTCTGCAAATTCAACAGGAATCTTGCTGTCCGTTAAGGCTGATTTAGTTGCAGCCAAAGCATTTTTCTCATCAACGGCGTCTAGTCGTTCCTGCAATCGTTTCTCTTGGTCTGCCAGGGCTTGTCGCTTGTCATCGAGTTCTGCTTCGGCCTTCTGTTGTGCATTCATACCAGCGCGTTCTTCCCCTTTAGACATCCATTCTTCTTTCAGGGATTCCAGCTGACCATTAAACTTTTCTTCCAGCTGCTTAGCTTTAGCACCCATCATTTTATTCACGTCATCTTGTGAATATGCTTTACCGGATGGTTCCTGACCTTTAGGTTCTTGTTGCGGTTCCTTATTAGGATCGATTGGCTTTGGTTCTTCACCAGGTTCAGCAAAATATTGCAAGTTCATCTTCATCGTAAAAGCTCCTTTTTAAAGTCCGCAGACTAGATCGGTTAAAGTCCGAATGACTAAATTGCTTGTTCTTTTAGGGCTGCAAGTAAGAAAAAGCCCACAAAAATAGGAGTTATTATCATATAAAGCAGATAAATAACCCCTATAATTTCGATTCTTTGTTAACTACCCTTATTTGTAAGTGTTTTTAAGGGGCTATTATTAAGAAATAGCCCCCTAATCAAATTCACCTGTCATCAAACCGTCTAGTTGGCCATCAAATAAATTACCATCTTCATCACACGCTACCAATTGGCATCGACAACGTGGGTGCGTATCTTCTTGAGGAATCGGTGCTTGGCCGAACGTAAATATCTGCTTGTCTAATGGTTGGCAAATATCACAAACATGGTAGTCTTCTTCGGTTAGCCACATTACAAATTTAACGTCGCTATCTTCGTAAGCTTGTCGTTTACCTTCGTTGGTGTTCTCAACCGATTGTGTCTGCATTAATCCATCAATTCGAGATAATAGCTGATTCATTGGTGTTGCCAAGTTATCATCAATTCTATCGCCCGACTGTGGAATGCTTCTAGTTAGCTTGTTCATTGCGGTTACCGAAATTCCTCGACTCAGACCTTTATTTAAGGTCTCAATCATGCGATTAGCCATAACATCTTGGTGCATCCATAGTCGTTGCACGTATTCGGCCTGGTTAGTGCTCCGTGGAGCGTTTTGCTGCGAACGTGAAGAGTTATCTGCATACGCTGCCGAACGCTGTCTATTCAGTTCTGTGACACCATACAGTTCACTTCTCGCTGTCGCAATACTCATGCCAGCTCCAATCATTGCACCCAACATATCTCGTTTGGTTAATGATGCTTTAACATAAGCAGCCTGTAACTGCTTAGATAGTTTATCGTCGGGTTGAACGTCCGTTAACATTTCGTTAATAGCAGCGTAAAAGTGTTGCGTGTCCCATGAACTAACTGCTGACGATACTTGATTAAGAGTTAACCCACTATCATCAGCGTACTCGTTATAGAACTCTTTTAGATGGTTGGCGATAATGCTTAAGGATTGCTGATAGAAGCTATTGATCGTCTGACTGTTCGCCTTGTCCTGTTTGACCAGTTGGTGAATCTTCTGGCGCTCCTTCTTGACCGTTGTCAACGCTATCACCTACCCCATTCACGTTCTGCAGTTTGGCTTGCGCAGCAGCAATCATATTTGTTGTTCGTTCATCTTGATCGCCAGACTCATCATCTACTTGTTGTTTTTCTTGATCAGCCGGAATCCCAGTAATCGGTTCAGCCAAATTACGCAATGTTTCTGCAGAAAATTTGCCCGTCTGATTGAGACCTTGAATAAGTGTCATCGTTTCCTGATTGTTCTTAGGCAGATTAGGCGTGAATGTGATTGTCACATTGTCGGCCGGATTGTTTTCAGCGGTGATCGTAACGTCGTTATTTTTGAGATAGCTCCAATACGTCATTAGCAACCGCAACCGACGCCGTATGCCACGCTGATAAAGTGTTTCCGACATAGCCATCTCTTGGTCACTACCCCATAGTTTGTAAGCCATGGCAACACCCGATGCATTGGCTGCAAAGTTTTGGTCAGTTGTGTCGGGTGTATTTGTGTCCTTATGAATGTCGGATAACAATTGGTTAATGTAAATTTGCCATTCACTAGCATTCAACGACTTAGTCAGATAAGCTGCCGATGTTGGCACAATAGTTGGCGATCCGTTTGGATTTTTTTGGACATATGGCCGTAGATACAAAACGTTTGTGTTGCTATCAAGCACCTTTTCAACCATAACGGGTGCATTACTTTTCCCGTTGGTTGTGGATTCATTTGTATATCCACCACTCACATTGTCAATGTAAACCGGTTGACCGTCTGGTCCTAGTTTTTGCTCTGACTTGCCGGAATTGTTGGCAACTTTTCCGTTGATCATCAGCATTGAATTGCTAAAGTCTTCTTGGCTGTTAGCCATTTCAGACAACGCTTGGTCATAGGCGTCAATTTCATCAAGTTTAGTCTCCCAAGCGCCCACACGTTCTTCATTCAAGCCATATTCAGTTAACGGCACTTGCTGAAAGAAGTGCTCTTCGGTGTCTGTCAGAGTCCAATCACTATCGGGTTCGTCACCCGCTGTAAAGTGATAAATGTTCTTATCCGTATAGACTTCAACTTGGTAGTTTGTTTCATCTGCCACCTTAACGACGTAATAACGCACAGCAAATAGTTCTACGGGTTCTACGTCGGTAGACCAGACTACGAACGCGCTATTGGGATCGATTGCCGTAACTCGTGGATCTTTTGACCCGTCTGCTACATATAGCAGCTCATACGCACGACCAGTATTCGCTAAGTTCTTGCCCATAATCTTTTCGTGATACGGCTCATCATTGGTTTGATTAAAATCATCTAGTGCTTGCATTGGCCCTTCACCAATGTCGGTGTCATCATCTTTGTTTTGGTACCCGAACGTTAATGGCGTGCCAAACTCATATCCTACTTGGATGTTAGTAATATAGCGCGCCAATGCGCTAGAGATACGGTTATCTGCTCGATGACTCTTCTTGTTAGACAACCAGTAATGAATGTTGTTATCCGCTTGGTAATAACGTTCCAATTCAAGAATTCGTGGCAACTGATTTGTATAGTGATCGTTAACATACCACTGTACTAACTTTTCAAACGCCGCTGGGGTATCTTTAATAGCGTCCCAGGTTGCTTGTGGAATGCTGTATCTTTGATTAGTGTCGAATGCATAGCGCCCACCATAACGTTTACCATTTAGCAGGCTAATCGAGTCTGGCTTAGGATTAATCGACAGGCTGTGAGCTGTTTTGTCGTTTGTCTCTGCCATCATTGTTCACCTCGCTTTCATGCAGCTTGCAATAATTGTGTGCAAACTTAACGGCCAGCAACCTATTAGAGTCGCTGACCGTCTTATCTTCTTCGTTAATATTCTCGTTAATCAGTTCTGCCATCGCTTCAATAATATATTTGACATCTAAGCCAATTGGCACTGAATAAGTAATGCCTCTATCGGTAAATTCTAGTGGCTTGCCATTCAGCATTGGTTCAAACACATTCATATCAAGCGGTGCTGTGTCCTTGGTAGTTGCTTGTTTTTTCCACTCTTCCATTGTCATTAGCTTTGCCATCAATGTCACCTCAAAACCTATGCTGTAATGTCTAATCTAGGTGTACTCTATATAGACATTACAGCTTACAAGACCGAATATCCTATAAATCCAAATTCTGTAAGCTTAAAACCTGCTTTTTATTTGTTTAATCAACTGTCCATTTTGAGTGTCTATTTTGAATGCGAATAAATCACCAAAAATCATCAGGATAATCGATCAACCCATTATCAGCTAATAGCTTAGTCTGATCATCATAACTATTACCTGGCTGTTCGTTCTTTTGATTCCACAACTTGGTTGCAATCGCATATCGTACAGCGTCCATGACATGGTCATGCTCTTTAACCGGCTCACCTGTTTTGTCATTCCAGACATACTGATAAACCTCATCCAAGAATTGTTGCATGCCTTCTTGAACAGCCATAAACTGGCGTTGCTTAATTTTACCGGCAACCGTTTCAATACCTTTTAATACTGCCTTATAGGCATACAATGCGTTAATATGATTAGCTTGAAACTCATCAATATGTTCAACCCGGGCCGTGTCACAATAAAATGGAATATTGTACCCATAGTCTTGTTGTATCTGCTTAGCGACACTAACCCAATGGTCAATCTGTTGTAAATTACCGGTGTGTTCCTCAACCAAGTACGTATTACCCTGATTGTCGTCAGCAAGCACCACAAGCGACGTATCGTGCTCGTAGCCCCAATCGACGCCACAATAGTAGTTAAGTGTTTGATCCGCGGTACGTTTATCAAATTCCGAGCGGCTGATAACATTCTTGGACTTATCGAAGTCACCATAAACCAATCCTTCACCAGCAACCCACAATCCTAAGATGCTGCGATCATAGAACATGCCACTCATTTGAGCCTTCATATCATGCACGTACTTCTTAGGCAAAAATGTATTGTCGTCCATCGTGAAATGATTGTAGATGATACCTTTTGACTCGTCCTTAGCCTGATCAATGTACTTTCGTTTAAGCCAATGGGTTGGCGTATCTGGGTTGGTATCACCAATGATTCTAGCCCCTTCAAATCCACGAACACGATTACGAATTTCTGCAAATGCTTGTTCATTAGCTAGTGACATTTCATTGATATAAGCTCCCCAGGCATTCATACCACGAATAGATGCCATACCAGCAATTGAACCCGTATAGGCTTGTACAACCCGCACGCCAAACAATTCAAAAGCACCATGCACATCAAACTTAATATTAAGCATAGGGTAAGCCTGCATGATTTCTTGCAGCACGTTGTTAGCGATCGTCTTACTAGAAAATCCGGCTAGAATGTATTGTGCTTTCTTATCCATTGATTGGGCTAACTTGCCAATACGTAATAGCTCACGCAAGAACATGTCATTGTCAATGACCGTCTTGCCAGAACCAACGGCCCCACTGTTGATCATTAGCGACCAGTCGTCACGGTCAAACTGCTTGAAGACTTCGACTTGCTTCTTTGTATACTTCAAATCAGCATAAGTCGTCATTTGTCGCTGTCCTCCTTCAACCGCTCGAACATCTTGTCAAACTGCTTGCCAACATCTTGGCCACCGATTCTAGCATCGCGAGCCTTTTGTTCTGCCACATCAGCTTCAGCTTCTAACTTGCGAATCTTTTGTTCTTCGACCTCTTTGCTGTCATTTTTGAGCTTGCCATTTAGTTTTAACCACAGTTCAGCTGCGGCTACCTGCTCTTTAGTGGCCGCTGGCGTTATAGTGGTCTCATTCGTTTCATATTCAGATCTCATAGTAGCTGTTGGCTTAGATCCCTTTTTTACGCCTCTCAAAACAATTTCTTTTTTTAAGTTGTCGGTTTGAACAAAATCGCGTTTGATAGGCTTACCAGCAGCAATTCGATAGACGTTTTTGAGCACTTCGTCAGCTTCATTAGATTCGTGTTTTTCAACATTTTCAGTCTTTTTAATGATATATTCATGAATTCCAGTATTTTCCAGTAATTGCTTAGTTGCGTTGCGAGCTGTACCCTTTGCGTAGCCTGCTTTTATAGCTGATTTATATGCGTTGTTAGTTTTGATAAATTCGTTAGCAAACTTGCGCTGTTTTGCTGTTAATTTACGTGTCATTACATATCACCACGCCTCCGCTTCTTTTCCAAACTAAAAGCGCCACGCTTCTTAGCACGACGCTCACGTTTCTTCTTGTCAGCCAACCAACGTTCTAAGTCACGATAGCAGTGATTTTCTGTTGGGCTAACATAGCCATATTCAGTGTGTCGCATGTAGCCACACTCCCAACACAATAATGAGCAGCACCATCAGCAGGCCGAATATTAAGTTGTCCCGTTGATAGTTTCTCATTATAATTCCTCCAAATTAAAAGGCCGCCTCGTTAGAGACGACCAGGTGTATGATTGCCAGCGATGCAATGCTGGCTAATGCAAATGGAGCTGTATTAGGAAATGTTTTTGGGGGTATTCCCTAATACAGTTCCATTGTAAGCGTTATCTTCACATAAGTATCGAATAACGCTTGTCCAATGTGATTTGTGTGGAATCGAACCACACACGGATTCAAATTCAAACCGCCCTCTTCTGGCAGGCCAACACCAGTTACAATCACACTTAGGCACTCAGTCAATGAACGGGAGAGCCCATCTCCTTTGAGTTATTTGCCCAATACGTGCAATGGGAGTCGAACCCGTATCTTCTTTGCTCTGCCGTTGAGCTATGCACGTGCCTTAACGGTTTTCATCTATGATACTAATTTACACCCAAATTAGGGGTCAAAAGTATCAAAATAATATCAAAATAGTATCGGATTAATATCAAAATAGTATCATGATAATCTTGTGTTTTTTCAATTCAGTATATTCCTAGCATTTTGGCACACTTTTCAATGAACTCCTTTTTTAAAAGAAAAGCACTGCTTCGGCTACAATTAACTAGCCCATTAGCAACTATTCCCTCTACACTAAGCCGTGGCCGTTTTTTAAAATACAATTCTTTGATTATTACCTGAGTATCCTCATCAGAACTATCATAACACTCTTGAACTGCACTCTTTTTTCGTTTCAAAAGATTTAGTGGACCATCTTCTTCTAGCTTTATCAATACCGTAGTTACACTATCGCCTATCATAGATGATCTGCCACCACCAACATTGTCATCTTCCTGTTTTATTGGATGGCGCAATTCCTCTTCTCTAGCCGTAATTAACTTATCAATCTTAGGATAATCACGTAGAATATCCTCTACCGTTCTAATCGTCGATCGTTTCACCCATCATTCCTCCATCTTAAACTTATTTTAAGTTTGCTTTAATGTTAATGGTATAATATTTCGTTCGTTGGCCGCGGAGTAAGAGTTAATTTTAGAAGCCGATTTGGGGTAAGGGCTGCTGCTGGGCGGCCCTTTTTTGCTGTCTAAAATGGCCGTGTAAGCTCGTGTAGCACGTTAGTAATCTCCGCATTGCTCAGCATGCTAAAAGCAATGTAAACTTCATTAGGCGCGCTGCGATTGTTTAATTTTGATTGAAACTCAGTTATCCCCATCAATACATCGTTTTCTGGTACCAACAATTCCAGATAGCTAAGCAGCATACGTTGGTTGCCGTTCATTTCGTTTCGTGTTTTATCCATACGTCCTCCTGCATAAAATAAGAATTTTATTTAAAAATTTTCAGCAGAATCGGCCACAACCAACAGAAAGTAATCAATTCACCTATGCTGAGGCCGACTAAAATCCCCACGAGAAATAACCCCCAATCAATCGCCGTCATTCGTCCGCCTCCGAATCAAGCGGGCCACGTTCATCAATCGGTGTTGCCATGTAATCACTAATGATGCCTAGAAGGTCAGACTCTTCTAATGCGCTTAGATAATCCTTGATAGCTCTATATCCTTCCGGCTCAATGATTTTTTGTTTCTTATCCTGCCATATCATCGCTACTTTTACCGAGTCGTACTGATTCTTAGGAACCCAGATACGATAGATAATCCCTTCGCCAAAACAAGTAACTTTATCAATGCCAAAGGCCATCTTTCTAATGCTTTGGACAAATTCAGTCGTTTTCAACTTATACCCTCCTACATAAATTAAGATTCTATACCATTGTAAGCTCATGGATAACCTGGTTGCGTTCCTTCACTGACAAATTGTTAATCGCGTTGCGTTGGCTGTTGCTCAGCTTGGTAAAGTGATTGCCGCACCACACTAGTGCCTGTGCCACATCTCCGCCATAGCTTGCCATGCCTTGCATCACGTAATTGCGATACTCAATCTGTTCGTGTGTCATCATTCGCCCTCCGAATTCTCTACAGGCAAATCACCATAAACTTCATATTTGTAAGCAACCAATTTGAGTATCTGTTCCATCGTTAGTTCTGTTGACGCAATTTTGATTGTTGAGATTAATAGCAAATCCAGCAACTCGCCCTTATCATAATCGCCTGCGTTTACATCAATGTTTCTATCTTTAACGGTAATAACTACTTTATTGTCCATACTTATAAACTTCCTTCTCAAATTCAATCTCAACATCACTCGGTGCCACCTCAATATGCCTGTGGCTGCCTTCAACTTTCATCATCGATAACCGCCTATCACCACGAGTGATCCAGCATAGCCATGTGGCCGGTTGCTTAACGTGATGGCGTCGGTGGTAATACACTTTATCGCCGTACTTCATTGAAGATTTCCGCCCAATAGTTCTGGAATTTTTTCAAATGGGACAATAGTTCTAGTAACCGTGTCAGCACATTCAAATGTCGAACCATCACTAGTACGGTATATTCTTTCCACTTTTTCTAAATTGATCCAAACTAAGCCACCATCAATATCCGTAACTTGAATCCATTCAACTTCATTGCTGTAATTGTAATTAAACATTGTCTTCCTCCAATAGTTCTGGGTTCTCGTTAATTCTTCGCTTAATGGTACTCCAATCGCATTCATAGTAATGCGAAATCCAGTTAATACTTTTACCATCTTTTAAAAATTCCTTTAATTCATCCAAAGGGACTTTAACTGTACGACGAATTCTCATACCTTTCTGCTGATGATCAGCTTTTACTGTCATTTCTCTTTGCTTATCCGTTACTATATGCCCTTTCATATGATGGCTGTTGTGTGCCCCCGCAACCATAATTGCTAAATTAGCAATTGAATCATTCATCTTATTTCCATCAAGATGATGAATACAAAATGTACTGGGAATATCATTAAGCACTTCATATTCCATCAATAGCCTATGCACATGTATTTTTACTCCATCTATTGTTACTGCGGCATAATTTCCGTACTTATAAATGTGCTTAACAGATGTCATAGGCTTTTCCGATTTCCACAAGGAAGCCTTTGTTAAAAGAAATTCATCAACTTTGCAATTACAATCATTGATCCATCTTATTTTTCTTTGAATTTTAACGGTCAATCAAATCACCATCCGTATGCACGTCACCAATAATTTCACAGTCCATAAATTCTTCACCCAAATCATAGCAAACCCCACCGCCAGAAATTTCAAATTTAGCTTCATCAAAGATAACTTTATATATAGGGTCTTCTAAATCATCAGTTAATCTAACTAAATCATTTTCGTAGATTTCCTTGCCATTGGCATCTTTCAGGCCGGTATATTGCTCCAATTTAAGCTGGCTATTGTCTCCAACAGGGCCATCATTTCCACCTTGTACATTACCATCAGCAGCACTAGCTTCAACCCAGTACGCGTTGCCATCTATAAACTCTATACAGTCGACTTGTAGCATTTTATGCTGCGTTTCGTCCCACACTCTAAATTTCGGTACCATCATTCGCCCTCCGTATCAGAAGTATTTCCCTCAATCGTGTCTAACATATCTTCAATGAACGTACGAGGATTTCCTCCTAACTGATGAATCGTTGAAGCAATAGCATAAACTGTATAAGTAACCATCTCATCAGCATCAAAAACTCCACCATCAATATTTACTGGTTGACCTTTCTCAACATCAATTGTAATTTTTCCAGTTTTGCTCATTATTTTTCCTCCCAATTTCAACATCACTCGGTGCCACAAATTAATCGTTAGCTTTAACTAATTCTAGGAATTGCCCTTTTAGTCGACAGCCTGAGTAATCAACGCCTTTGCTATCCAAATACTTCTTAATTTCTTCGACCGTGCTGTAGGCATCGGGGACACCTTTCTGATCACTGTGTTTAAACATTTCTGCAAATTCGTCTGGCTTCTCATCTTCATAACGACTATGGAACTTTGTCTCCGCCTTATAATAGAATCCTTTTTCATCTGGCTTGCCAGGAACATCAGTCGCCCAACGCAGAAATAGTTTCTCATGACAATTAGGACATCTGGTAAATGAATGTTTCCATAACGCTGACGTGCTTTCAGTGTGCCCACAAAACGGGCAGGCCATTGCCACTTTAACCACATCATCAGGGCGTGGTTCGCCCATTTCTTGTGATACATTGTCGGTATGGGCAAATTCGTCCTTGATATTATCGTCGCCGTCACTCTTTACATCATCCTTGCTGTCGCTTTCGATGGTCAAATGATCATGGCCGCCTGTTGCCAACTGATGGATCTTAAATAAGTCATCAAATTCTAATACGTGGTCTGCCTTAACCGATACTGTAATGCTGCCGGTGCTGATTTTTACTTTCATTGCATTCTCCATAATTTATTATCTCCATTTCAAATTGTCTAAAAACACTAATACACCTTATCGCCGTGCTTCATTGGCTGCCTCCCGTAGTTTCTCTCGCATGCAACGCACCCAATCTTTGTCGCGCCCCATAACACGAGCCACCCCTTGGTTGTTATGCTTGTTTATGTGTTTGACGTTGTATTTCAGTTGTGTCAATTCATCGGGCGTTGCTTGGTAATCCAATTCATCACGTCTTTTCATTCTGCCACGTAATTGCTGAATATATTGCGGTGTCTTGGACCGCTCTTCTGCAATATATTTGTTAGTGTATCCATGTAAAATCATGTGGCGTAGGATCTTATTTTCTGCCGTGTGTCCTTCCTCAGTTTGACCGCGGATCTCTTTTTTAACATCTTTCGGCCAATCATCTGGATCATCGCCATAATTGGCGTAAGCAGCCCTGATTGCGGCTGCCATTTTCTTGTTTGATGACATACGCCTCTACTCCTTTCTTACTAATCGTTTTGCTTCGTTCCTTATTTCTTCAAATTCACGTTTACGCCGTTCTCTCAAAACTTCATTGCAATTGGGACATGGGCTAGCTGTGACGGTGCTTGCCGTACAGTGGTGAAAAACGCCAGTGCCATGACACAATGGGCATTCGCTCATACGTTACGCACCCCTTTCATGCCATCAAAAATCAATTGCTGTTCCGGGTTGTCTGGATATACACGATCAATGAACTTACCTTCATACATCTGTTTTAGCTGTCCTTTGGTGTTGTTGGTCGTAATGATGGTGATACCCTTAGCGGTGTTGTGGTTGAAATCAACTCTAGCATTAGACATCTGATACATCATGTCTTGCAGATCCTTATGAACCGGTTTAATGTTGCCAGTCATACCGCCTTCTGTGCCAAAATCATCTAGTACCAATACATCAACCTCAATCATTGAACGCGTTATATTGAGTAGTTTGGAGCGAATTGAAGTGTCCTCATATTTGTCATTGACCATTCTTAACAGCTCAGAAGTTGATACAAACATGCCACTATGGCCATGGCTCATCAGGTGGTCCAACATAGCTAGTGCTAAGGACGTTTTACCAACGCCACGATCACCCATCATAACCACATTGAAGTTTTGGTTTTCTAATTGCTTAGCCAACACGAATGCTTTCTTGCCTAATGACTTAGCTAAGTGTGGATTGTCCTGCTTAGCAATATCCCAGTTGCCAAACGAGAACTTGAGCGGTATGTTTCCTGACCAAACCGAGTAGCTATAGTACCGGGCCATTTTGTCCCGTTTCAATTGTTGAGCTGCTTGTTCAGCCGTCTTACGATCTAATTCTTCTTTAGTCGGCAAGTGGTTCAGGTCAACATGGTGGGCATTGGCTAGTCGCTGAATATATCCCTGGTCAAAAGTTACGTGCTCCATGTTAACCTCCCGTCCAATACTCGCGGCCCTCATGTTTTGGTTCAGTCGATTCTTGATACTCATCATCAAACCGGCCATTGAACCATGTAGATCCATCCATAGGGCGGTACCAATCTTTATTTTGAGAAATATACTGCTTGTACAGTTTTAACTGACTGAAAAGATAATCGTTGGAATGCTTTGCTGACTTTTTACGCCAAGCTTTGTAATGGTTAAACGCTTGCTTTTTTCCCTTTTTGCTGGGATAAGCTGACCAGATTTCCTCAAAGTCATCCTCAATTGAGGAAGGTGCAGCGACAGCTGCACTATTATCTTTTGTAGTCTCTGTAGTAGTCTCTGGTAGTCTATTGGTATTGGTTATGACTCCGGGTCCCTTTGAATTAGGATTGTCAGTCCTGTTGGTAGGAACTGTGCGTCCCCACGTTGCTCCCAAACTGTCTAATGCTTCATAATTAATTCGATACCATTTTGTACGATCAAATTTGGCCTTATTATAATTCCCGGTGATTAGCAATCCGTGATTCTCTAAATCCTTCAAATATCGTTGAACCGTTTTTTCAGATAGCCACGGAAATTGCTTATGCCAATCCGAAACACTGTTATATACCCATTTATAGTTGTCTTTCACATTGCTAGAACGAGTAATCCAATAATGTATTTGCTGAAGAATGATTGCTTTGTCCACACTATTTAATGCGATTGCTAATGACGGTAAAACCTGTAACGGTGGCTCACTAATTAATAGATTTCCCATTTGTTTCACCTCGGTAATTTCCTCTAACTCCAATTTTTTTAAGCGTTTTCTTTGATTAATCCATTTTCCTTTTTATACGTTTTCCCAACAAGAAAGTTATAAATGTTCCTTTTGTTAAAACCAGTAATGCTTGAAATATCTGCATAATTTAACCCGATGGTGGAAAGATAATAAATCTCTTTTAAATCATCTAAATTAAAGGATGACTTTACTGAGTTAATTCCAGCGGGTGATAGTCCAGCCTTAAACGCATGCAATGAGTTTCCTTCAAAAGTTGTCCATTCTAAATTATTAGCTTTGTTGTTTAATTTGTTTCCGTCTAGGTGGTTAACGACACGATAATTATGAGGGTTGGAAACAAATGCTTTTGCCACTAACCTGTGAACATACCCAATTCGTCTACCGTCATTTACTTTTACAAAAAGATAATTCCCGTTATTTGAAGGCCTGATAATCTTAAAATTGGTAAAAGTTGCTTTTGTAGAGTTATACGTTTTCCTTTTTACCCTAACTCGTCCCATATTTGAAATTTGATAAGGTGTTTTGGAGATAGATTTCCAAACTTCCTTATTCAAGTTTTTGAAAGGAATTTCACGGTTAAATGCATCAGCAACTAAAATATGCATGTAGTGTTGCTTTGTTTTCTCGTTTTTAGTTAAACCGCAAACGTATTTCCCACCATGTTCAGGCCTATACGAGGGAGACAACATTCGCTCTTTTGTAACAACAACATGATTCCAACGATCAACATATTGTTTAGGTAAACTTTTTAAACGCCAGCAATTTGACACTTCATATAATCCCTCATAATTTTTTACCGGTTTCCAAATTTCTTTGGTCAATTTTATTCATCCTCTTTCGGTTCATTACACCAAGATCAATAAGCGTTTCTTCGTTTAACTTGATAGGCTGCACATGATATTTTTGAGTAAATTTAACAGGACCTATTTGATGAAATTCATTGTGACAAGTTCTGCACAAAGCCATAAACCGATGTTGCCGATGATCAGCCAACTTGCGGGTTTCCGTCCCCACCGCGTCCCAATGATGAATGTCAGCGTGCTCACGTCCACAAATGGCACATACCCGGTGACGGCAACACTCATACTGGTAATAGGCTTCATCCTTAGGCAATAGCTCATAGCCCTTCTTAAACGGCACGTGCCATTCAAACATAAAGTCAATCACTAGGTCGAGTAACACGTTAGCATCGCTCACGGACGATTCTGTCGTGTCTGACAGGCTAATCTCATTACCGTTGGTATACTCACGATATTGGCCATAAAACATTGCTTTTAGGAAGTCTTGTGGCACTACATAGTAATCAGCAATATCATTTAACAGGGCAAAGAATAGACGCCGTTGTTGCGGTCTAGCTTTTCGTGTATCGGCTAGTTCCCAATCCAGGTAAAGTTGGTCACGCGAACCGCTAACGGTCTCGATATGGTCTAAATTAGGCTTTTGGTCAAGCTCAACTAACAAGTATGACTTGCCATTACGTTCAAAGTATCTTGATCGTGACCGCTGCATTTAATCACCTCAACTTAGAACGGAAGATCATCATCGGTAATGTCGATAGGATCGCCGTTATTAGCAAACGGATCACTTGTATTATTTTGCGGCCGATTATTTTGATAACTACCGTTACCAGTAGAGCTTTTTGATTCCAAGAACGAGAAATTCTCAACAATAACTTCTGTGACGTATACGCGTTGGCCTTGCTGATTTTCATAGTTACGCGTTTGAATACGGCCTTCAATACCGACCAGGGATCCTTTGTGGAAGAAGTTGGCAAAGTTTTCTGCCGACTTACGCCAGATAACGAAATTAATCCAATCAACCTCACGTTCGCCATTTTTTGTTTGGAACCGTCTACTAACTGCCAAAGTTCCCGAAGCAACAGCAACACCGCCTTGTGTATACCGCAATTCCACATCACGGGTTAGTCGTCCGGTCAAAACTACTCGATTAATCATTTGAATTCCCCTTCTCACTTTGTTTTTTTAATTGAGCAGTCACTAGGCTGATCAGTTGGTTAGCACCATCATGCGTCAAATTGTTGACCTGGCTAACGTTGAATTTTTCCAGATAACCGTTTCTAACAGCTTCAATTGGGGCGCTTGCTGCCTTACTCATTGCCTCAAACAATCCATTAAGTGTTGTGGCCTGCTGTTTAGTTACAGGCAGGGGTTGACGATTGTTTTGTTGTGTCCCGTTATTTCTATGAGCTGGTTGTTGTGCCGTACGGTTGCTAGGAGCCGCTTTAGTTGCTTGTTGTCCATCGTCATCTTTAGACGCGGATACGCCGAACGCTGCTGATAAGCTATATCGTCGTGCATAAGTTTCAGCAGAGCCGAATGCCTGCGCGTCTTTACGCTGTACTGGCATGCTAAGTGGATTGTAAATAATGTACTCGCCACTAGCATCAAACAGCATAGTCGTAATAGAGACACCATTAGGATCGCTGGTCGCCTCCTGCGTATAACCTAACGACTCTGGGAGCGCCCTATCTACTGCAGCGGTTAGGTCTTCCAAAGTTACATAATTCCCATAATGGCTTTTTCCGTCTTTACTTGGCTGTGCTTTGAGTAAATTTTTACGAAACTGAGCCATGCTGGTGGCCAAGTTTTTAATTGATTCGCTTTTTTCCATAACTTCCTCCTACTTAATTCGAATTGACCGTGTCTGTACCAGCTTGGCGCCAGGAACCTCTTCACCATCATTGAGCGCCTGTTTAATGGCCGTTTTATTCAGTTTCTTTTCTACCTCAGTAAATTCATCGGGAATAAGTTTATCGTTCGTCACAGCAACACTAGGCTGGTTGTTTTGAATCCAAATAGATAAGTCAATATCTTTGATTTTGTCCTTGCCTGCTGTTTCCATTCCGTGCTGTAATGCCAATTTAAGCCGACTAATATTATTGGATAAAATACGTTTTCGGTCTTGGTCGTGGCTTATTTTTTCTGCCAGTTGCTTCTTGTCAGCTACCAGCTGTTTAATAACTTTGCCATAGCCAATTGCTTTGTCAGCGATGCTGTCTTGTAAACTTTCAATTGTGTCAGCAAACAGCTGCTGATCTTCTGGTTTGGCACTATTGGCTAATTCAACGACATGCAATAAGTTGCCCTCAAGTTCGTATAGATTCATACTTATCCCTCCGTTCGTAACTGTTCTAATTGCTGATTAGTGCAGTCAATCTTAACCGCCAAATACCGCTTATACTTTTCGTCAGTGGCGTGTTCCAGACATTTCTGTAAATCCATTGCATATGTTTCCAGCGCCTCAACGTGGGCGTTATGCTCTAAGATCGCTTGTTCCTCGTCAGTCTGATTAATGTGCGTGACCACAGGCGTAGCAAATTTTCGGTCATATTCCGCGGTAGTTCCACCTAAAGCCATTGCCAATGCCCCTTTTTTAGTGTAGAATTCATATTGAAAATGCTTGATACATGTAATCTTTTGGTGAGTTCTGACGGCCAGGTCAGGACTCTTTTTTTATGCCATAGTTTCATCGATCGACGACCTCCAATCCGTTAGTGAACATCTCAAATGGCTCATGGCCACGTTGCATAATGACAGCAATTTGCTTATTCGACTTTCCGTAAACGTCTGGCTTGAGTTCTACTACTTTGCCAACACCAGCAGACACCATCTTGATACCTGCGGCATACGTATCTTCGTAACTGACCTTGTCACCAACATTAACTTTCATGTTGATCCTCCATTCCAAAGAAGTCTTTCCAAAATGGTGCCCATCCGCCGGCACGTACCACTGACTTCCGTAGCTGATAACCGGCTGCAGCGATCAATACAATTACTGTTAGCCAAAAGGTTAGGAAGCCAACTAGCAGGTAAACTTCGTACATATAACCATTCCTTTCCGTTGTATACTTGAGTTATCCCAAAGCGGCTAAACTAATTGAGACAAAGCTTGGTCTCTAATTCTTTAGCTTGATTTCCACTCCATCCACTAGCGCGAAAAGATTGTCTTTTGCTAGTGGGTATTTTTGTACAATTTTCTTCATTTCAGTATTTGTAAAGGTGACTGCTGCAAACAAGTTGCCGTCAACTGATACATTTACCAAGTGATTAAAACCACCTGACTTGTAAAAATGAATCACTTCATGCTTTTTCATCAGCTCACCTCCTTATGCTGTCTGCTCAATGCGTGGCAAAATCCCTTTTGATTTCAAGAAACTGTATAAGAACTCTTGCCCTTTTTGCGTCCACTTCATGGTGTTGCGTACCTTGTCGATGCCATCACTGTTGGTGTATTCGTAAGGTTCAATGTGTGTGTAGCCTTTATCCTGATATTTGGCATACAGTAGCCATGTTTTGCCTTGCTTGTATTGAATGCCTAATCCATGCAGCAGTTTGTTAAACTCACGTGTTGAGTAGCCGTAGTTCTTAGCGATTACCGATGTTGTTTCCAATCCTGGATTAGCTAACATTTTGTCGGTGTAGTCTGCTTTAGGCTGCAGCACTGAAATTTTCTCTGCTTGGTCAGCGGCCAAACGTAATGCTTCTGGCAACGTAGCTGGAATTTGAAATTTAACTTGCTGTTCCATCTCGTTGAACGCATCAATGTACTGGAGTTTGAATTGAAGTGCCTTGCTACCAGTGAATCCCATTGCTAGTAAGGTGAAACCATCACGGTTCATGTAATATCCGCGTCGGTTCCGACCATAAGCATCGGGTAAATTGGTTTCCGAGAACATCTGCGCAAAATTGCGCACATCTTTCAGGTCGTCAATTACTCGCAACACATCACGGTGATTCTTACCAAATGTTTCTGCTACTTGCAAGCTACTGGTGACTGCTTGTTTGTTTTTCATAATTACTAAATCTTCCATATGGATCATTCCTTTCTATACTGGTTGTTCGATAGGAAACTTCGGTTTTTCCGAAGTCGGGTTTAAAAAAATATCGTTTACAGAAACATGCAAAGCTTTTGCCAGTTCATCTAGTCGATCATAGTTAGCCTTTCGAAGTGAATAAACATCACTTTCATAGCTAGAAATCGTCCGTTCAGTAATGCCCGTTTCCCTTGATAGATCAGCCTTTGACATGCCTCTAATTCCTCGCCATTGCGAAAGAGTAAACTTTTCTTCCTTAACCATCGCTTCATCTCCTCTTGTTTACAGTTACTAATATACACTTCGGTTTTTCCGAAGTCAACCTGAAAAATCGGAAAATCCGAAATTATGTTTCGGAAATGCCTTTCGGTTTTTATGAAACAATGCTATAATTAGCTTATAAATTAAGGGAGGGAAATTAAAAATGTTTTCTGATAATCTGAAATACCTGCGAGAGAAAAATAATATGAGTCAGATTGAACTTGCTATAAAGTTGGGACGTAAGAGTACCTCCTCAATCAGCGAATGGGAAAAAGGAAAATATCAGCCAAAAGCTGGTGTGCTTTCTGATATTGCACACATTTTTAATGTTAATTTAGATGATCTCATGAACAAAGATTTGCGCAATGAGAACGAGGTGTCCTCTACTAAGCTTGATGTGTTAAGTATTTTTAATCAACTAAACCTAAAACGTCAACAAGCTTCTTACAATTACATTTCTAATCAATTAAAGGAACAGCAAAACAATAATCAAAACGTCATCAAGTTTCCTAAAGACGATGACACCCTCGAAATTACGGCAAACGGTGTTCTCTCTGCTGGTGTTGGTGAGTTCCTTGATGATTCTACTAAGCCATTCACTGTAACCGTACATAAGCCTGTCCCTAGCAATTATGACTATGCCTTCCAGATAAACGGCCACTCAATGGAACCTGTTTATCAGGACAAGCAAGTTGTCTTCGTCAAAAAGGAAGACGATTACCGTGATGGTCAGATCATTGCCGCGGTTATGGACGGTTGCGCGTATTTGAAAAAGCTGTCAGTAGTTGATGGTGAGGCTACGCTGGTATCACTCAACCCACAATATCCTAATATCAAAGTTGATAAAGAGACTGGCGTCAAAGTATTAGGTGTTGTATTTTCATAAGTCCCCTACATGGGGACTTCTCTTAGCACTCAAAAAGAACATACGTTTGATTATCCGGGTGGTTGGTCATGGGTCCGAGTCCTATGTAATCAGTCGAGTCACAACTTAAATATGGAGGTTGCTATTATGACAACGTTTGAATTAGAAGAATACTTGGCAGCACACAGCCAGATTGTTGATAATTTTCGAGATAAGTATGCTGCGTTCCTAAGCGAACAAAACGCAGACCGCCCCACCAATAAAAAGTGGAGTAGTCTGCGCATTAAAAATGAGACCAGCAGTGCTGTCATCAAATTCATTAGCAATATCCAAGTCAAATTGAGTTCAGCCATGAAGCCCCGTCAGCGAAAATCTTATGATGGCTGGGTTGATTATATGGAACGCAATGAAACCATTGGTAGCTTGGAAGAATCCCTAATGGATCTGGATTTTGTTTAAATAAATACCACTGACACTCGATATTAGCGGTATGATTATACTAATCAGGAGGTAATTCTATGAAAATTATTAACGTTGCTTTGCATGTAAAACCCGAAATGACGTCACAGTATGAGGCATTTGTACACGAATTGGTTGTCTGCTCTTCAAAGGAAACTGGCAATGAATTCTACGGCCACTTCAAATCATTGATCAATGACAACGATTACGAAATAATTGAACATTGGAAGGATCAAGCAGCAGTCAAATCTCACAACGAAACTCCCCACTTTCAAAATTTCTTAGATCACATTAACGATTATTTAACGTCAGCTCCGGAAATCACACGAATGGACTACTAATTATCGAAGTTATCTGTTACAGGAGGCGCTCACAATGCTTTTACTGCTAACACTCATAGTTATATGGGCAGGATACAAGTTCTTCACACAGTGGATATGGTGGATCATAGGCATCATGCTGCTAATAGACGTATGGAAGATTGTTACGTCATGGCCAGCGTTATTGATCATTGCCGGTACATGCTTCTACTTGCTGTATAAGCGTCACAAGGAAAATATGCCACGCAAAAAGGTTAAACCTACATTGTCCAAACCAGTTAATATGCAGGGAAAACACTTTTAAACTTGATACTTATGTACAAAAAAGGTAAACCCAAATGGGTTTACCTTTTAAACAACTATTTAAACTGATTAAGCAATCCAGCTGTTGTCTGAAGCAGCGGTTGTAGCAGCACCGTGTGTCAAGGTAGCAGTAACGCTAGCCTTCAAGGTGTCACCAGGGAATGCTAAGCGGTTGTCGGTAGCAAACGTGTTTGCTGCATCCTTAGTCGTAATAGCAAAAGTATAGTGATATGCGTCACCATTAGATGCATAGTACGTCTTGGTACCATTACCCAATGTGATACCGCCAACAATAGCGTTCAATTGAGTTGCAGTGAATTGAGTACCCTTAACTCCACTCAAGTTTTCTTTGGCTGTTGGACTTAAAGTAGCCGTAAAGTCCTTGGAAGTTAAAGCAGCACCTGCAGTAAGCTTGCCAGCAACATCCTTTGCCTGAGCATCTGTGACATCTTTGTCATTAGCTAAACCATCAACAACGAAAGAAACTTTAGAAGTGGCTGCTGCAGTCACGTCAACGTAGATAGTGTTACCGAACTTAACGCCAGTAGTAGCTGAGGCGATGTTAGAAGCCTTGTAGTTTGCTGGTACATTGTTAGTAACGAAATCAGCAAGTTTAGCACCTGAAACGTCAACTAAACTATCATTAACAGGATCGCCAGCCTTAGTAGGTGTTGTGTTAGCTGCAGGTGAGTTAACCCAAGACGTAGTTGAGATAGTCTTGGCACCATCACGATAAACAACATTAACACTGTTATCAGCAGTTGCAGTTGCAGCTGCGATATTCAATGATAAGCCACCTAGGTCTTGCTTATTGTTATCAGTGATAGTAGTGTCGTAACCTTTGCCAGCGTAGATCCAGCCAGAGATTGAAGAATCCTTGCTATCAGTTACGTGATAGTACAAAGAACCTTCCTTAGTCTTAGTAGCGGCCTTGTCAACCGTGAATGGATCAGACTTGGCAGCACCGTAAAGGCTAACCTTCTTAGCATTAATGTCGGTGTTCTTAGGAGCAGTCCAAAGAGTGTTCTTTGAAACGTCCTTCAAGTAGTACCCGGCAGTACGTGCTGGAGTAGCAGCAGTAGTTAAAGTATCAGTAGTCTTGATACCACCAGCAAAAGTGCCAGCAGTCTTACCACCGTAGATGTAACCACGGTACTTCTTGTCCATGGTAACGATCTTGTAGTATACGGAACCACGGTTAGTGGTCTTAGTACCGTATGCATAGAAAGTGTCGTTGGACTTCTTTGAAGCAGCTAACTTAGCAACTGTCTTCTTAGAAGCAACGACTTTGGCACCCTTAACAGTACCTGGCTTTGAGTAAATAGCATTAGTACCGTTTACCAAAACATTTTGACCCTTAGTAAGGGCGGTATATGAGCCTGCAGTTGCATAGCTCTTAGCACTTGCAGTAGTGGTAGTAACAGCTGAAAGACCAGCTAAACCTAACACTGCAGCGCCAACATAAATAGACTTTGCGAATGATGAACGCATAGATGAAAACCTCCTGTAATTTCTTTATTAGCAAAAACATTATGTAAATGTCCACAATCATTCTTGCTAACAAAGATTATAACATACGACGTCTATTATGCCAAAAGAAAACTTTAAGAAGTTCACAAAAAATTCACATTTGTAAAAAAATCCATAAAAAAACCCTTCAACAGGTCAGCGGAAGGGAAGAAATCAAGGATTCATCTATGCAGGAACAATTATATCTTATATGTAGCAAAAAAGCAATATCAATGAAATATTTGTAACAAAAAAGGACGCCCTGCTTGAAGGAGCGTCCAATCTTCAAAGAAGGAAGAATAAAAACCAACTTTAAAGAAATCTCTTAATGTAGATTAACATCTATTTAATATAATGTCAATAAAAATATAAAGAAGAACGTTTCCATTAAGTTACTAACAGTAGTAGAGAACAAGCAAACCTAATAACACTTACCATCATCTCATTGCTTAACATGCTATGGTTGATAATACAATTAGCTATACCGATTCTTACTTTACATAATGGGGCTTATCCCAAGTAACCCACATTCACCGCGGTACTTCCACATTCCGTTATTTTTTGATTGTGAACTTGTCCAAAAAAGAAGTGGTATAGGTCGCAGATTGGCTTCAATTGGGGAAACCTTCTTTGTGAAATCTTCTTAGTTTCTCCCTAGACCATTCCCACTTATCATTAACCAAGTATCTCAAAAATGACTAGCAATAACTTGCGCAAAAATCATAATCAAATAGCTTATAAAAAATAAAACTAGATTAACCTTAGTTATCCGTTTATTACGAGCAAGTATTACAAAATATGCTACAAAAACAATAGTTATACCAAAATACCACAGCCATGTCCCCAAAAATAAACACTCCCCATTTAATTATCTTTTGTTTTTGACTTGACGGGTTACGGTTTTCCATTCAGTTTAGAGGGAGTGACGTTTTGAGCGCAGAATTGTTCCCTGGAAACAGTTATTTGGAATAACTGAACCAGAGTACAATTCTACTACTAAAAGTTTCCCCTTAGTTCGTCGGTCGTTAACGCCCGTCGCTTGTCTGTACAATTGCGGTATTGCTACCACCACTCATTATAAACCTACGTTTTCGGTTTAGCCTACTAAAAAACGCCCTAGCAGGCGTTGGTAATACGTATTTATTTTTGTTCGATCACCAACTAATCAGTGGCACCAAGCCGAAGCTTCGTTTTACCACCCGCGCCGTTAATGGTCGCGCTCACCATTCACCACCCAGCCGTACAGATGACCTTGTTGTGGTATAGCCAGACTTATTGAAGTCGCACTGGCAAACGTGTCCCCTTGGATTTAGACCCCAGCTTGTCCCCTAGGGCTTTAAAAATCGCACCGGCCATGATATAATAGTCAGTAACTTAGATGACTTTTATGTGGCGCTCACCGATGCCTGTCGGTGGGTGTTTTTTTATGTTCTATTTTATATTTTTAATAATACCCCACCTTAGCAAGAAAATAAAGATAAAATTAGTTTTTGTATACTAATATTCAAATAGTAATTTATACGAATATCCTAATAGTAAAATATACATTTAGTATGATATTCAAATATACGGATAGTAAAAAAATATGTACTGGTATATCAATAACAACGCGGTCGTCTTATTTGAATATCTGAATACAAATATTCAAATATTCAAATACACAAATAGTCCAATATTCAGATATACAAATAGTAAATTTAAATAAACACACAAATCAAAACAAATATGTGGTAATATTTTTTGTAGTAAGGAGGGGACATGTTGACTAAGAAAATATTATTCGGAAATTTTAAGGGCGGTGTAGGCAAGACAACCAATTCCGTGATGAATGCCTATGAATTAGCAAAGAAAGGGTATAAAACCCTTGTATGTGACTTAGATCCTCAATCAAACTCCACTCAACTATTGAGAAGAACATATGGATTGCAGCATAACTCTGAATTAAAGATTGATAAAACTATGATGGTTGCAATTCAAGAAGAAAAACTACCCGATGCCATCGTTGAGATAATGAATAACCTGTACTTACTGCCTTCTTACAAAGACTTCGTTAGCTACCCGGATTTCTTGGAAATGAAATTTATGCCTAACGTGCCAAACTATAAAGAAAAAAGAATGTCATATTTCGGTAATCTTCTATCTGAAGTAGAGAATAAATTTGATTACATTATTTTTGATGTTCCGCCTACACTATCAATATTTACAGACACTGCTTTATACGATACAGATTATGTTATTATTGTTCTTCAGACTCAGCAAAGATCATTAGACGGTGCAGAAGCATTTTGGGAATATCTTCAAGAATTCTACAACAATCACACAGCTATAGACTTCGATATTGCTGGGATCTTGCCAGTCCTGTTAAAAAACAATTCCGGAATTGACAATCAAATCATAAAAGATGCTAGAGAAACTTTTGGCAAAGATATGATTTTTGAAAACATCATGCACCATATGGAAAGATTGAAGCGCTACGATAGAAAAGGAATATCAGAAAAAGGGCTAACTAGTGTAAACGACTTCCACGATATAAGGCTACACGCATTGTACGGCAAATTAACGGAAGAAATTATTGCTCGGACTGGGGGCAAATAGCAATGGCTAAAATGGAATTCAAAAAGCAAGATAGAAAGCAATTAAAGCAAACCAAACCAGTAGAAGAAACTGTCATATCTCGTCCTAGTAAAACATTTGATATAAAAGATATGGAAAAAAATGAAACGAATAAGAATCCCGTTGGTCGCCCTCGAAAAAACAAAAAGTATGGAACTGTTAGACTTCAAAAAAATAATGTAAATAGAATTAACTCCATTCAAAATTCGTTAGGATATATTACTCAAGATGATCTTATATCAGCACTGTTGGACAAAGCTGAGCGTGAATTATCAAATGAGCAAAAAATAATGTTCGAAATGTATATGAAGACATACCAAAACCGTAGTTCAAAGCACCCATAGACAACACGTTCAGATTTTAGACTTATGCTTGTCCGTTTAAATGAAGCAGAATGCACACAAAAAAGCCACCCACCTCGTGATGAGATGAGTGGCCTTTTTAGTTGTGCCAATTTTGTAGGATTAATTTGATCCTAGCACTATTTATTTTTTAATTCACGTACATCGCTTTCGACATTGTCTAGGCGTTCGTTGATAACTTTATGCTCACTTCTGCTAGTAATTAAATCTTCACGCAGCGTATTTTGCGAATCAAACAGCCGTTCAATTCGTTGGCTGCTATCCTTCATACTTTGAGCAATGTCTTGCAGCTGATTTGTGAAGGGCTTCATGATAACCATCAAAGCTGCATAGATACCCGCGACTACAGCCAAAGCCAAGGTGATTAATTCCATCCAACGATCAAAGGTCATCACTTACCACCCGACTTTCTGACCAGCTTCACGTAGTCCTTATTAGCTGAGATGTAGCCAACGTCAGTCTTAATCCGGTACACCTTGCCATACTTGACCGCTTTACCGTAGATTGTGCTTCCCTTGGAGAAGTGAATACGGCGCTTATCAGCCTTGTCTAAGGCTGGCTTACCATACACGTTAACTTGGTCAGCAATCACTTCATACAAGCCGTTATCAGCCCAGTATGAAGCTTTCTTAGGTGTTGCCTTGGTAACCTTACCAGACAGCTTACCATCGAAATCATAACTGCAATCTACCCCGTGCCAGTTATCAGTGTATTGCCAAGCGTTGGCCTTAGCTACCCCCGGTTGACTGACACCATAATTTGCCACCCAGATTGCTTTATTTACCAGTTGGGACCGATTAATCCGACCAGCATTGAACCAGCTACCTGAGCTGTACGTAATCACATTCTTGTACCCGTGACTAATCAGGTATCGAAGGAACACGTTAACTTGGCTGGTCGTCTTCCATGGTAAGTCTGGTGCTTCAACATCAATGGCTAATACTGTGGACTTATCTAATCCCATCTTCTTCACCCAAGCCAGAAAGTATTGAGCTTCAGCAGTTCCCCGACCATGGAAGAAATGGTAAACCCCAACGGTATCAAACACTTTGAAGCCATTGGTAATCTGGGTACCAGCCTTGGGACTGAGATAACCAGTACCTTCTGTTAGCTTGACCATAATACCATCAGTACCCAACTTTTTGAGTTGCTTCATGAAAGCTAAGGAATCGGCTTGGTACGATGATAGGTCAACAATTTTCTTAGTCATTGCTATCAGTCCCTTCTGATGGGGTAATGACCTCCGTTGGTGCTGGGGTAACTACTGGGGCATGATTATCCCCACCGGCCACCTTGTAAGCTTGGTAAGCCTTCTCAACCAATCCTGAGATAGTTTGAATATCTAAGTCAAATCCATTGGCTGTCAGTTGAGAGTTAACGAAGCGGATTGCTTCCTGCTTCCGGTCAGCCAGGGATAATCCAGCCATGACTGCCATTTCAGGTACAATGGTATTCGCCAAATTTAGTCCCACTTCTAATCCTTGTTTAACATGAACGTTCTTTTCAGTCTGTACCTTACGAGTTAATAGTGGCTTTACCAACTTGTACACGGCGGGAATTAACACTGCTAAGAAGGCGAATACTCCCACATTATTGAGCCAATTAAAAACATCTGTAATTTCTTTGAACATTTTTCATCCTCCTAATTTTGGACAAATTAAAAGCACTGACTAACCAGCTGAGTGACTGCTAGTTAGTGGTGCTTGTGGTCGTTGCTTGAGTTGTTGGTGCTACATAATCATCTCCGGTGATAGCCTTGTAATCTTCAGCGGTAATCCCATCTGGTAATCCCACGACTGTTGCTAACGTTTCCTTGCTAATTGTTTTCCAATCTTGGTATGCCCATGTATAAATTTGAACCATATTATTTCGTCCCCTTTGCTGATTGACTGAGTGCTAATGCTGTAATTGACTTTTGCAACTGATTGATACTGGTTTCGGATACCGTCTGTTGCTGTGCTAAAGCCGTTGCCGACTGTACAGCTTGCTGACTAGTTTCCAACACGCTGGAATACTTGGTATTCAACTCATCGAGGGATACTTCTGGCAAGTTACCCGGATTGAGTACAACCTTTTTATCCGTATCGTACCGGAACTTGTCTGAATGCTGGGCAAACTGGGTAATCCATGAATCAAGAATGAACACCTTCGTGTACCCGTCTTCCTCAGTATTTTGGTACGCCGTGATGAAACCATCTGTATCATATTTGATGTAAATAAACATTTAATCGTCCTTTCTAAACTAACTTGTCATAGGTTATATATAGGGGTCCCTTAGATTCCAAAGGAGAATAATTGTCCCCACTAAACTGAACTAATCCAGACTGAGGATTAAAAGTCAAGCTAGAATCTGCAGTTATATTTGTCCAATTCTGATAAGCACTAATACGCCCCAAATAACTACCCGTAACTGTAAGAACTCTGTTAACAATACTGTCAAGATGTAAAGTTATTGCGTCATAGCCATAACTACTTAGCATAACACTGCCCTGCAAGTATAATCTCTTATTGGTATCATCAATCTTATATAAAACTGTGCTTGCAGAAGATATAGCAATATCTGACGTAATATATTTATTATCTAACTGACGCCAAGCCGCATCTTCAACGCTTTTCAAGTCAGCCGCGGTTGCGACATTGATACCTCCTGACTGTAATCCAGCCGTGAAGTTCGTTTGCTTGCTGGAATCAACCATGTTTGCAGTGGCGGTGCTGACAGCGGTTGTAATATCTGACTTGGTTGCCACGTCAATTCCAGACTTTTGAAGTTTTCCTGTGAAGTTGGTATCCTTAGTCGTGTCTGCAAGTGTTGGTGAAACTTCTGGGACACCGTCTTTAGTGATGTACGGATTGCCGGTTGTTTTATCAATTGGCGCGGTATCAAAAGTATTTTTACCCGTAAACTCTTGATCTGAACCTGTTCGTGCTAGGTCACTTGGCAAACTGCTTGCGAGAAGTAACGGATTATTGTTGACCGTTGGAACGGTATCAAAGTTGTTAGCACCAGATAGGTGGGCTACTTTGCTATCATCAGCAGGTGTGTAACCAATTTTATCTTGCTTAGCGTTAATTTCCTCAATTCCCGCTACATCGCTGGCTGGTTTACGCATATCTGTAGTATGAACAACTTTGGAATCGTCAGATAATAACGTCCAATTAGTCCAATTTATACCCATATAAACTCTAAAGTACATGAGATTTGTATTATCAGCAATTGCTATTTGTGCTTTTCTACCACTCCAACCACTAAAGTAAAATGTAGTGGTGGTAAAAGTATGATTTTTATCAGGGCCATCCGCCATTGAAGTACCTGCAAAAACAGTCCCTAAAGGTAAATCATTAAATGAACCAGAGTTAACAAGTTGTAAAGAAGTAAGACCTGATTTTGACAAATCATAAGTCAAACTATTAGCCGTGATTGTATTATCGTGATTGTCATGCACAACTTTACTGTCGTCGGCAGGCGTGTAAGCAATTTTATCTTGTTTGGCGTTAACTTCTTCGATTCCCGCTACATTGCTGGCTGGTTTACGCATATCAGAAATATTCACTTTTTTATCAAGTTGCTGATTAACGTCAACTGTCTTGGCATAAGGCTGTAATGCTTCTGTTAAGTCTTCCTGACTGGCATACACATCATTCGAGTTCGTCATGGTAATATTGCTAGTCTCTTGAATGACAGTTTTGTAGCTGTAAGTCACTGCTTGCGGGGTGACACCATCATAAGCAGGAAAATAGTTGGGGTTGGGTGACACGGTCACACCATATAAAATTTCGCTGCCGGTATCGTCTTTGGCGAAGACCCCGTAGGTTTTGACGTATACGCCGTCGGCTAATTTTTCATTAGTCCCGGTAGCTCGAATACGAGTCTCTCCAGAATTGGTGTCCAGTGTCGTTTCTGGTGAACTAACCACCACCTCTTGCGGGGCAATTGCGGTTAAAGCCTTGACTTGCATATCGGATAATTGGGAATTATCCATCGATGAAAAGACAATTTTGCTGAAACTTATTTTTGCTTGACCGGAATTCACCTTATCAATTAAAGCTTTACCGGCGGTGGTTAAGATACCAACGTTTGGTGTTGCCATTATATCGTCTCCTTTACGGTTATCTGTGAATATGCTTGGGCATGTACAGCCACATATAATGGCTTATTGGCCGTTACGGCGTACTGTAAGTCTTTCAACAAATATTCTGGTGGTAGCATTGATTGAATTGCGTTTGTTAAAATCTTCCGTTTTATCTCAGCCTTATCGCCAGAGTTGAAGTCAAACGGAATATTGGTCACTTCGATCTCTTCTGGATTATCTGTGCCATCAATATCAAACACACTAGGATCAATGCTTAAGACCGTTGCAATGAGCTTTTTGATGTCATTGGTTGTCACACCACTATGATTTTTAAGCAACTGTAAGCGTACCTGAAAGCGCAAAAAATCATCATCGTCATCAAGCCGTGTGACACCGTAATCTGCCGCAATTTCAGTTAAAACTTGACCAGCAGCTTTTGACAGTCGCAATTGGTCCGAAATGTTGAGCAAGTCATTCTTATGTGCCAAAAAAATATCGCTGATAATATTGAGAATCCGTTGGTTGTTGGAATCATCTTCTTGATTAAGCTTTCCAGGCAGCATGGCCGTTATCCAATCGCGTAGCGAATCGTTTGATAAATCTGCTTCAGTTTGGTACATCTAGTCACCTCACTTGATTATATTGACCGTGATATTAGTTGAACTGGTTACCGCTAGCTGAAAATCACTAACACTTACATCGGCCTCCGTTAATTTGTCTAAACTGGTTCCCAGTGTTAGGGTCACGTCAGTGACACCAACTGGCGAATATGCGGGAGCAAATAGCTTAGAATATAGCACCTTATCGCCCATACCCAACGTGTCAAAGTAATTAATGATGTTTGTTTTGATACTGGCTGGCCCATTGTCCGTATCAAACTTTGTATCATCAATATGAATATCGACTTTAATGAAGACAGAGACTGTTTCTGCTCGATCAAAAGCCACAATGTGCTGACGGCCACCAATATCCGTCGCAGTTCCCATGACTGAGCCAATCGTGTTGGATTGTGGTGGTAAGTAATCAAAGTAAGTTTGGATAATATCAGCATCAGCACCGCCAATGGCATACAAATGTACTGACTTGGCCGGATTGCCGTAACTATCTTTGCTCATTGTGTTGTTGTTAATCAGTCGGACGTCGGTTACCCCGGATAGATTTTTAATAGCGGTTTGAATGCCATTTGGCGTTGAATTGGGTGTATTTAAACGGTTAGCTAGTACGCGCTGGCGTAACTCGTCATCCGTTTCTGGATCACCACCACCGGTTGCTGCGGAAGGATTTGCCACCGCATAAAAACCGTCAATTGAGTCTTCCGGATTAACAATCGTATTGGGCATGACATTCGAAGATGTGCCCGTCTCGATGGCTACCGCTTGAACGATCTTCCGGCCTAACGCATTACCGTCGTCATCTTCTAATGGTTGCGTATTACCCCCACTATCAACGTAAGTAGCTTGTTGTGTAATCGTCGTGTCAGCCACGGTCAAAAATACCTGTCCATCTGGTGTGGAAAATTGTGTTTCTTCAGGAATGATTGTTGGTGAATCTGGGTCTACGTACCCGTCAATTTGCAAGTCTACATAAGCATTCGTTGCAGGCTTACGATAGACCTCAAGTTCTGCCGCCAAGTCGTCTAAGTTAGCACCGGAACTTTTCAGCACAAAGAATGAGTTATAAACGCCTTGGGCCAGTTTTTCCAATGTGTCGTCTACTTCAGATAACACGCCTGCCAGCATGCCGGGTGTCTGACTGTCATCTAAGTCAATGCCATCACCAAACCGCTTAATGAATAGCGCATTAATATCATCACGTAAGTCGTCTAATTCTTTTCGGTCAAATCCTGTATCAGTCGTTAGTGGCATCAACGTCGCCTCCTTCATCTACTCCGACTGTTGCCGAAATTGTGGTGCCACCATTAAGGGTTACTGTCGCTGACAAGTTAGTGATTCGCTGTTCAGCATTCACCTCAAAATCAGTGATCTCAACCGCATCAAACTCTTCGGGCCATTGTTCTTGTAAGTAATCAGCGAGAATTGATTGGATAACCCCTTGATCGTCTGCATTGGCTAGAAGATCATTATGATCAATCCCAATATCCTCGTTCCACAGGAGTTCTGCCGTGTTGATGTTTAGCAGTAAGCTTAGCTTTTGTGCCAACTCGTCGTCATCTTCAACCAAATTAAAAACACCAGTGTTGGCATCAAAATCCAAGTCACCGGTGTCATCTAATCCAAAAGCAATCATGGTAAAATCACCGCCTGTATAATTGTGTCTTGTAGGCTGTGAACCCGTTTGGTTTCAATTGCATAGTTGCTCTTACCCGTCCAGTTGTCCATTTCACGGTCGCAAAAGTCAACGCTCACAACTGAACCGACTTTCATTGGCTTCCAACTTTTGCTTAGTTTCCCAAGAACTTCATCAAGTTGCCAAATTGACGATGGCACCACGCACTCAACTAGAGGCGCGCGCTTGTCCCCGTCAGACTGTAGCGGCAATGGTTGAACACTACAACGATGATCAGTTTTTCTGTATGAAATGACCCGGCCAATCATGTTGCAATTAATCTGCGATGAAATCAACGGAATTAATTCTTTTTCCAGAAAATCAGACATCTTGTGCTTGGGATCAACCACTTTCTTTTTCACTTTAGGCATAAACAACCACCTCCATTTTGTAACTATCTCGATCGTGCGTATGGGTAACACTCTTCACTCGTTTCAATCCAGTAATCTCCGTCGATTTTACATAGACAGCTGAGCCAGCTAGTATTCGTGGATCATCGAAACACTCTAGCGTCCAGGTTGCTGAACCATCGTCAGTACTGTTATAGGTTGGCTCTTGCGTTAGCCCATTAGTCATCGCTAGATATAAATGCTCATTGTATGGGTTAGGCTTCTGCCAATCATCAATATAAATTGCACCTCGTCGATAGTAGACCTTGCTCCCACAATCCTTAGCGATTGATTTAATAGCGGCCAATGGCTTAGATGAAAGCGAGTAGCCTTTCTTGTAAACCTTGTTCTTTTTTAAATGCACTGTGGCAATGTCAATCTTAGCGTCGCGTTTAATTCTAGCGATAATTTGACTAGCTTTAACATTCTTTTTAAAGGCAATGTTTACCTTTTTAACTTGCTTAGTTTGATAAGAAATTGTCTTACCGTCGCTCGTCTTAACCTTATGTGTAACCGTTTTTGATCCATTAAATTTGCTGTACAGTCGTTTTTCTTTGCTGTAGTCCTTACCTTCAGTGAACGTAATCTGTGTTTCCTTATCCATGCCGTCTCTCGTCTCCGGTGAGACTTGCGAAATGGTCCCCTCGGTAAGTAGACCATAGAGTCCTGTTGGCCCCGTATGCAGCATTATATGGTCGCCTTTATGAATCTTATTGAGGTGTGTTTTGGCCAAATTAAAAACGGTGACTGTACACGTTGCCGGACTGCCACCGTCATCAGACGGCACTTCATAATTAATTGGAACACTGTTTTTTTCAGATAAAGTAAGTTTGGCCCCGTTGTGAGTAATCACGATAGTTGTCGTATATCCCCAATAGTAACCGTCACTTTTAACTTTTACTGACATTACAATCACACCTCGCCATCAGGAATATCATCAATACATAAATTAACGGTATCCCCCAGATTGCCTGGATCAATTTCAATTTCATTTCCGGACTCGTCCAGGGGAATAATCGTTTCTGCTGGCAAGCCATCAATGTTAATATTCCGCCAAAGCGGTTGGTTAAGCACCAGCACTTCGCCTTGACGAATAGCAACACCATCAAGCGTGGAAACGTCTATCGTAAAGGTACGATCAATTTCATTCCACTGAAATCCAAAGATATAACTTCCGGAGTCTAAATCCACTTGGCGATTATATGGCATATCATCTGGCTCAATTGGTATCGTGTCATGAACAGTCATCATTGATACCTCACTTTCACACCAATTGGCAACTTAGCAGCGGACCACTTGTTCATCTTTTCCAGGCTGGAAACTGACACATTATGGCTTTGGGCAATTGACCAATAAGTCATACCAGACTTTACCGTTACCGTTTTGTGCGTTGTTTTCTTGGTACCGGTCTTTGCTCCTGTCGAAGACTTCGACTTCTTTTTAGTCTTTTTCTTGGCATAAGCAATTTTGTCTTTTTGGGCATACGTGAAGGTAATTGATAGCTGCATGCTATTTTTATTGCCTGCTGTATAAGCCGTCTTGCCAACTGACGATAGATAAGCATGATTCCACTTAGAGAAGCCTCGTACAGTGACCTCAATGCCCTTACGTGCCCAACCTTGTAAGATTTCATACTGCTTATCACAATCAGAAAAAGACTTACCAAATAAATAGTAAGTCCCAGATAATTGTTTAGAATTACGTACGCTGTAGTTAGTTCGTGGATCAGACTTGTCAACTGTATTAGTTGGCACATCTTGATCATTAGTTTCTGACGGATCAAATTCCCCTAGCATAAATACTCGACTAGTCTTTAAATCAGCACGATAAATAGCCGTCTGGCCACCATACTTTTTCTTGAACGATTTAATCTTGGATCGAATACTCTTGCCATTAGCCTTTTGAAGTTTTTTCCGTGCAGCTAACTTGCGTGCAGTATTTGTAGAAGAATATTGACCATAAATTTTTTTGTCTTTAGACTTCTTAGTCTTTAGACTGCTAATCTTGCTTTTTTCCGTTTTAATGTTCGCTTGCGCTTTGGTTTTTGCTGACATTTGTTTCTGGTAACCAGCTGAGGAGGCAATCTTCTTCATATCACTTACTAATGATTTTTTATCTTTTTTCAGTGACGTAATTTTGGAAGTAATTGTTTTCTTCTTGGAAGAACTATTTGTCTTAGCAAGCAACTTCTCTTGCGCTTCGATTTGAGTTTCAAGAGCGTCGTAAGCTGAACTCTTAGCTTTATAGCCATCGGATTTGTTTAGATAGTCATTAGCCGTGTCAATTTTCTTTTGGGCGGCAGTAATCGCCTTACCGGCCTTGGAAATCTTGGCTGCATCAGCAGAAACGGTTTTCTTCCATTTCTGGGCTTCGTTGGCAATCTTCTTGTCACTCTTACCCTTTAAATTAAGCTTCTTCGTTTTGCTAGCCATTAGACAGTAAGCCCTCCTTCATCATTTAGTCCCCAAAGTTCGCGGAACTTTTCAACTAAATCATCATTACGTTTTTCTAACCGGCTATCTAACTCGTCAATTGCTGACTTGTCAGCGTTGCCTTGAATAACCACCTTAGTGGGCGCACTAATGGTTACTTTACCCTTACTACCACCACTGATCAGTTTTTCTGAAGCTTCATGAGGAATGACTACACCGGAATTATCTGGATTAAACAGTTCCCAGCCTTTCTCGCCGACTACTGATAATTGATTCTTAGCTAGTTTTCCACCTTTTTCCCGGCGAACGGCACCAGTTGGACCCCAACCACCAGTGTGAACATCGGAGCGCCAGTTAGTATCATTGAACATGGCCAAAAGCTGATCCAAGTCAGAGTAAATGTTCTTGTGGCCTTTCATTGCATAATGCTGAAAGGTCGGATCAATGAACTGCAAAATACCTTTAGATGGTGTTCCGGCCTTAGCATTAGAGTCCCATTTATTAATAGCTTTGGCATTCCCACCAGATTCGTGTTGAATGACCCGTTCAATATTGGCAATGTCCGCCCCACTCGGGTGAACTCCCATCATTGACGCTGCTTTGCGAATTAACGCGCTGCTAACGCTTCCGCCACTGGCATCGCCGCCAGAATCCAGCAAAGGTGATAAGTGTTTTTCAATCCAGCCCATCATGCCACCAGTTTCCTGTTTAATGAGCTTTTGTAAGGCACTGCCACCGGACTTGGTATTGTTCTTGGACTTATCTTCAGTTCCAGGTACCCGACCAAATTTAGGCGTTCCTGGGAAGTATGACAGCGAACTCATACCAATGTTCGGGTGACTAGTTGGACTCATAGCTGACCAATACTTACCGTTACCAGCATAGACCCCAATGTGTTCGTTATTCCCGACCAAATCACCAGGTTTCAAGTCGCCTTTGCTGATACTCTTGGCTTTAGCAATTTGTGAACCCGAAAAATGCGGATAATCAATACCGAACGCATGCTTCAAGGCATACATGACCAATCCAGAACAATCAAACGTGTTAGGCCCAGTTGCACCCCAAACGTATTTCTTTCCCTTACCATATTTTTCTACCGCAGCAAGTAAGCCTGAGGTTGATCCAGAATCATCGAGAACCCCAGATGCCATTGACCAGAGTGAGGACCACCAAGTCGAGGCTTGCTTTTTCATGGAATTATAAAAGCCACCGGCAAAGTCACTAAGAATAGTGCCTTGTCCCGATGGCTTCTTGCCCATAAGACTGTTTAAATACTTGCCAGGTCCGGAAATAATCTTTTGAATCGTGCTCAGCAAGTGTGTCGCACCATGCCAAGCTTTCGACGCAAAGCTACCAATTCCTGAAATGCCTGATTCGACACCGCCGACTGCGTCAGCAGCCACCTTTTTAGTCCATTTCCATAGATTACTAAAGAAGCCAGTACCCGAAGCAAAGTGCTGCATGCTCATAGCCATTTTGGCTTCTGTGGCATTCAACACTTCAGCGCCCGGCTCTAACATGCGCATAACATTGGTTCCCTTAATCAGTTCACCCATACCATTAGGATGAATTAGCATTTCTCGATTACCAGTTTCTGGCGAATCATGGCCATCATTCAGCATCGCCATGGTTGGCTTAGTAATCGCTCTACGCTGACCAGATAAAGCACCGGTCCCTGTTGCTAAGTGAACTGGATTAATCGTTCCAATTGCTTTGCTAGATCCACCAAATGCATGAATGACTGAATCAATACCGCTGATACCCGAGTTGAGAACTTTGATAACATTGTTGATACCGTCCTGAACGTGCTTAACGATACCTTTCCAGAGATCGCCAAACCAATCAGATATACCATTCCAAAATGATTTCCAGCCCTTGCCAATATCTTTCCAGGTATTTCTAAATGCCTTAGTCATTTTTTCTAATTTTCCACCAGTCAGATCATTGATAAAGTCAAAGTCAGCCTTAAAGACGTCTTTGGCTAAGGACCAAAATGATTTGATCAGCTTAACGCCGTCTTTCTTAAAGCCTTTCCAATCGCCAGTTAGAACATCAATTCCAACATTAACAATGCTTTCAATTGTCTTAAATCCATTTTTAAAGATGCCTTTGGCGTCTCCCCACAAATTTTTAAACGACTTAGCCATCTTTCTAACCGATGCCATAATGCCATTAACAAACTTGCGAAATTTTTTATCATGCTGGTATAGCTTAACTAAGATTGCAATTGCCGCGGCAATACCTGCAATCCATAAAGCCCAGGGGAGTAATTTAATGGCTGATCCCATTAATCTCGTTGATGATGTGAACTCTAAAATGCGCTTTCTTAGTCCCAGAATCCCAGTACCCATGCCTAAAAGCTTCTTGGCGGCAAACATACCCGCAATAACCATACCTACAGACTGAATAGCACTCTTGTGTTTAGAAATAGCATTTAACGCGTCCCCAAATCCACGCAAACCTTTAGAGGCTTTGCCGCTTTGGCCACCAATAGTTTTGATGATCGACGCAATAGGCTTCCAGGCCCCAATAGCTAAATTTTTACCAATGGAAAATACAGAACTAGCGATCTCAGACAAAGCCTTCCGGTTTTTAACCAAGAATTTGATGGCCTCACCAATATAATTTCCCATCTTAGCGCCCAAAGCTTCTGCAATGCCTTGCAATTGCTTTTTAACGTCGCCTAGGCCACCTTTCTTGCTATCAACCGATTCTAAGGCCTTAGCCATACCCTCAACGAGGGGACCAGCGAATTTTGCTTTTAAGTTTTGCCAAGTCCCTTCAATTCCGGCTAGTTGCCCCTTAGTCGTCTTGCTAAAATTGGCCCATTCCTTACTGCTCATCTTAGCGGCAGTTGTCATGTACTGCTGTAGCTTAGCACCAGTCAGTTTGCCATTCTTCAACTGATCGTTAAAGGCCTTGGTTGTCATGCCACTAGCTGAAATGATTGCTTTTTGGAATGCTGGTAGCTGTCCAATTGAACGCTGGAAAAATCCAGCCGAAACTTTCTTAGATCCAGCTAATTTGGTAACACCCATAGAGATTTGCTGAATCTGCTGACTGGACTTGTTTGCAGCTGCACCGAACGCTGCAATTTCATTCGTAAACTTCTTTGCCTGTGGCACACTGTTCGTCACTGCATAAAACTTCTTTTGCATCGCATCAATTGCTGAACCAGCCATATTTGACTTACTACGAATCTCACCAATCTGATCGGTCATGCCCTTGGCTTGTGCTTTGCTTAGCCCAATATCTTTCCACTGATTGCGAATTTGTTCGCCACCTTCAGCTAATTCATAGCCCGATTTGACGACGTTTTGAATACCTGATGTCATGTTCTGCAAGCCATTAGAAATGGCCGTTCCTACAAAGCTACCGAAGATAATATCATGTAGCCGACGCATGCGATGATGAGCTTCATCTACGTGATTACTATATTTTTTAATTGCCTCAGAACCATCGTTCGTTGACTTATTTGATCCCTGCATCTCAGTCTTGATCTGCGTAATCTTTTCAGAACGTAGCTTGCCGACTTGATCGTTGAGCTTACGCATCGATTCAGTGTCTTTAGCCCCTACATTGGAAAAGTCCAGATTGTGTTTAAAGGTATCAGCCTGTTGGGCCGTCTTGCGGAACTCACTTTGAAAGCCAACCAGACTGTCTTTAGACTGATTAACATCGCGAGATATGTTAAGCCCGGAACCTAGTGATTCTTTTAGTTTATCAGCCTGACCAGTGATTTCATGAAACGAACGCATGAAGTCATCAAGCATCGAGTTTGCCTTACGAAATTCCTCTAGTCCATTGACCTTAAGATCAATGCCAATACCGGCATGCCGCAACTCTTTAGTTTCTGCCAT